CAGTCAATTCTTGAAAATGTCTTTAAAGTTTATAAGCAGAAAGAACTACTTGAAGATGCTGTTCTAATCTATAGAGTGCAACGCGCACCTGAGCGCAGAATGTTCAAGATTGATGTCGGCAACATGCCTTCACATTTAGCTATGGCGTTTGTTGAGCGTGTCAAGAACGAAATTCACCAACGCAGAATTCCATCTTTGTATGGCGGACAGTCTATTGTAGATGCAACCTATAACCCATTATCAATGAACGAAGATTACTTCTTCCCTGTTACAGCAGAAGGTCGCGGCTCGTCAGTAGAAGTCTTACCCGGTGGACAGAACTTGGGCGAGATTGATGACTTAAAGTACTTCAACAACAGGCTAGCTCGTGGATTACGAGTTCCGTCATCGTATCTACCAACTGGACCAGACGATAACGCTACTCCATTGACTGATGGTAGAGTAGGCACTGCGATGATTCAAGAATTTCGCTTCAATCAGTATTGCGAACGACTACAGAATTACATTTGCATGAAGCTTGATCAAGAATTCAAATTGTTTTTGCGTTGGAGAGGGTTCAACATTGACACAAGTTTATTTCAGTTAGAATTCAATCCACCGCAGAATTTTGCTGCATATCGTCAAAGCGAACTAGACACTGCTAGAGTCAGTACCTTTCAATCTATGGAAGGATTCCCTTACATCTCTAAGCGTTTTGCGTTAGAGCGTTTCTTAGGATTGACTGAAGAAGAGATCAAGAGAAATGAAAAACTTTGGGAACAAGAGAATAAAGAAGAAGTTGCTGCAGAGGTATCAGGTTCTGACTTACGCAGTGTAGGTGTATCTATGGGAGACTTTGATGCAGATGCTGGCACAGCGGATGAACTTGAAAATGCAGAAGGTGCACCAGAAGAAGGTCCTGAAGTTGCAGGCCCGGTAGGCGGAGCTGAAGGTGGTGGCGCAGCGGCAGCAGCCGGAGGCCCGGTAGGCGGTGGTGGTGGCAGTGCTGCCGGTGCAATGCAAATATAAAAGATAAATATTATTATGCAACTTTTTGAAATGTTTGATACTCCAATACAGGGACTACAAGATGTCAACAGTGACAATAGCAAACCTGTGTACCGAACATCTAGAAAAACTAAGTTAACATTAAAGCAAATTCGCAAACTTCGTCGCATGTTAGATGTTAGACAGTATGAAAACAAGCTGTATCTAAAGAAAGTAAAGACACAATACGGCGCTAAGCCGGCAGATGCTCAAACCGGCGCTCCCGGTTTCTAATCAAAAATAGTATAGTCTAACTAAAAACTCAAAAAAGTAGCACTTATTGAGTACTTTTCCTGCCTATGGAATAAGTAATTATACAAAGCCATTTGTATCAGGAGAAAAATCTAATGGACATCAAGAAATACGAAAGACTCATTAATCTTGTAATTAATGAAAATGTTGAGCAAGCAGACGAGCTTTTCCACGAAATCGTTGTTGAGAAGTCACGCGAAATCTTTGAGTCAATTATGGCCGAAGAAATGGAAGAAGATATGCTTGAAGCTGGTCAGGTAACTGACATGCTAGACGAAATCAATGCTGAAGAAGAAGGCGTTACTGAAGAAGATGAAAGCGACATCGAATTTGACGATGAAGCCGAAGAAGCCGGTGACGAACTAACTCACGACCTCGAAAGTGATCATGACGACCTAGAAAGCGTTGACAGTGCAGATGTAGAAGACGCTGTTCTTGATATCAAGGACAAGCTAGATTCACTACTAGCCGCATTCGAAGAGCGTATGGCAGGTGAAGAAGACATGGACGACATGGACGACATGGACGACATGGACGACATGGACGACATGGACGACATGAGCGACGAAGAAGAGGAAGCCCTGGCTGAAGCAATTCAGCTTCAGAAGGTTTCTGTAACACACGGCGACAATGGCGTACAGAAGAAGAGCCCTGTTGCAGCAAATTCAGGCAAGACTGGCATGGACAGCAAGCCCGTGAACTTTGCAGGCGGCACCGAGTCAGCGCCAACTGGTCCTAAGGGTCCAAGCAATGCTTACTCAAAGGGCGAGAAGTCAGTACCTGGTGCAGGTAGCTTCAAGAACGTTCCTGGCAAGAAGTCAGTAGATCTTGATAGCGCACCAAAGCCAAAGCACGGTGACGATGGCTCAAACAAGAAGAGCCCAGTAGCAGAGTCGAAGAAGCCTGCTAGAAAGGTTCTTCGTTAAAAGGAATCTGAGAACAATGGCTTTGTTATATCAGAGAGGAGAGAAAAGGGCAACTACAAAATCAGTCCCCTTTCTCTATAAGTGGAAACACGTACCTACTGGAAAGTGGTACGTGGGTTCTCGAACTGCACTCGGATGTAACCCTGATGATGAATATATTTGTTCGAGCAAAGCAGTAAAAGAGATGATTACTGCAAATCCAACCGATTGGCACAGAGAATTATTATTCATAGGATCAGTTGAACAAGTGCTAAACGCAGAATGCGAATATTTAACAACACTAAATGCAAAAAATGATCCTATGTCGTTCAATAGACACAACGGTGACGGTAAATTTACCTCAACTGGTAAAGTAGCGGCGCTTTCTACGAGACTAAAAATGAGCAAGAGTAGGAAAGGGCTTGCGAAGAATGATGCACACAAAGAAGCTATTGCAAGAGCTAACTCTATTGGACTGTGGATATTTAATAACACATTAAAGTTTGAATCCTCTACTAAAGCAGCGAAAGCAGTGGGGGTTTCAGATTGGTCCATTAGAAACTGGGCGCACAATAATAAGAACGGTTGGTCATTTCAACCAAACGGAACTAATTAATATGGCTCTATATTTAAGAGAAAATCTGACCTTTGATAGGGCAGGTCTGGTAGTCGAGTCCGTAAAAGAAGGCGACGACACCTTAAAGACACTCTACATGAAAGGTATTTTTATACAGGGTGGGGTAAAGAACGCGAATGAGCGTGTTTACCCCGTTTCTGAAATAGAGACCGCAGTAGAAACACTAAACAAGCAAATCACTGAGGGTTACTCAGTACTAGGTGAAGTTGATCACCCAGATGACCTAAAGATTAATTTAGATCGTGTTAGCCATATGATCACAAGCATGTGGATGGACGGTCCAAACGGTTTCGGTAAATTAAAGATTCTGCCAACTCCAATGGGGCAACTAGTAAAAACTATGTTGGAGAGTGGCGTCAAACTAGGCGTATCTAGTCGCGGTAGCGGAAACGTTAACGACCTAGATGGCCGTGTCAGTGATTTTGAAATAATCACTGTAGATATAGTTGCTCAACCAAGCGCACCAAACGCATATCCTAAAGCAATTTATGAAAGTCTCATGAACATGAAGCACGGTCATAAAATGCTTGAGATTGCTAAGGAAGCTCAGGGCGACAAAAAAGTCCAAAAGTTTTTAGGTGAGGAAGTAAAACGCCTTATCAAAGAACTAAAAATTAAATAGAGGATGTAAGCACATGTTAGATGCTATTAAGCCATTACTTGACAGCGGCCTCATCAACGAAGACATCGGGCAACAGCTAAACGAAGCCTGGGAAACTAAGTTGAACGAAGCACGCCAACAAGTACGTGCGGAACTCCACGAAGAGTTCGCACAGCGTTACGAACATGACCGTAGCGTTATGGTAGAAGCACTCGACAAGATGATTACTGCCAATCTTTCAGAAGAAATTGCAGAATTTCAAAATGAAAGAGCAGCAATGAACGAAGACCGCGTTAAGCAGCAGATTCAACTACGCGAAAGCGCATCAAAGTTCAATGATTTCATGGTTACTAAGTTAGCTGAAGAAATCAAAGAGCTACGTGCCGATCGCAAGCTTCAGTTGGAAAACCAAAAGAAGCTAGAACAATTCGTTGTTCATGCTCTAGCCCGTGAAATTAAAGAATTCTCACAGGATAGACAAGCAGTGGTTGAAGCTAAGGTCAAGCTCGTTGCTGAAGGACGCAAACAAATCGAAGCACTCAAGGACAAGTTTGTCACTGAAAGTGCTAAGAAAGTTGTTAGCGTTGTCAGCACTCGTCTTAAGGGTGAACTATCACAACTTAAGGAAGATATTCAGTCTGCTAGAGAAAACAATTTCGGACGTAAGCTATTCGAAGCCTTTGCTAGCGAATTCTCTGTCACTTATCTAAATGATAAGGCAGAAACTCGCAATATTGTAAAGGCATTGAATGCAAAAGACGCCGAGCTAGCAGAAGCTACAGCAAAATTGGCGGAAGTCAACAAGCTTGTAGAATCAAAGGATCGTGAAGTAAGAATTATTAAGGAATCAGCTCAGCGTGAACAGGTAATGGGTAATCTATTATCAACACTTAACGCTGAAAAGGCCGAAGTAATGAAGACTTTACTCGAAAGCGTTCAAACTGCAAAGTTACAGAATGCTTTCAGCAAGTATTTACCGGCAGTTCTCAATACCGGTTCAGAAGCAAAGGCCCCTGCAAAGAAGGCACTTACTGAATCAGTCATTGTAGAAGCAACTGGTAATAAATCTGCTAAGACTCAAGAAATTGATACATTAGAAAAAGACAATGTAATCGATCTCAAGCGTCTAGCAGGGCTTTAATAAAGACATATAGTTTAGGAGAATATACAAAATGTCAAAGGTACTCTTAGAAAGCCGTTGGGACGAAACTAAAGGCGCCCTGCTAGAAGGCTTAAAGGGCAATCGTCGTTCAACGATGAACGTATTGCTCGAAAATACAAAGAAGCAGTTGCTTGCTGAATCTTCAGCTGGCACTACTACTGCTGGTAATATCGCAACTCTAAATCGCGTTATTCTTCCAGTAATTCGTCGTGTTATGCCCACTGTTATTGCTAACGAACTAGTTGGTGTGCAGCCAATGACCGGCCCAGTTGGTCAGATTCACACTCTACGTGTTCGCTATGCTAACAGCTTGACTGACAACTCAGCAGCAGCAACATCAGTAACAGCTGGTGAAGAAGCTCTAAGCCCATTCAAGATCGCACAGGCATACTCTCGCGTTCCATTGAATGCAACTGAAACCAACTACTACACTGGTGCCGATACTGCATCACTAGAAGGTAATGGCGGAAAGCAGATTTCTGTACAGATTCTACGTCAGGCTGTTGAAGCCAAGTCACGTAAGCTACAGGCTCGCTGGACATTCGAAGCCGCACAGGACGCACAGTCACAGCACGGCATCGATGTTGAAGCAGAGATCATGGCAGCACTTGCACAAGAAATCACTGCTGAAATTGATCAGGAAATTCTATTGTCGCTAGCAACCCTAGCTTCAACTGAATATACTTACAACCAGGCAACTGTATCAGGTACAGCAACTTATGTTGGTGACGAACACGCTGCACTAGCTGTTCTAATCAACCGTGTTGCAAACTTGATTGCACAGCGCACTCGTCGCGGTGCTGGTAACTGGGCTGTTGTATCACCTGCATCATTGACTGTTCTACAGTCAGCAACAACTTCAGCATTCGCAAGAACAACTGAAGGCACTTTCGAAGCTCCAACTAACACTAAGTTCGTTGGTACATTGAATGGTGCAATGCGCGTATTCGTCAATTCATATGCCCCAGACACCCAGCCTGTATTGGTTGGTTACAAGGGTTCAAGTGAGACTGACGCAGCAGCATTCTACTGCCCATACATCCCATTGATGTCAAGCGGTGTTGTACTTGATCCGAACTCGTTCGAACCAGTAGTTAGCTTTATGACTCGTTATGGTTATATCGAACTAACGAACACCGCAAGCAGTTTCGGCAATGCCGCAGACTACGTTGGGGAAATTGCGGTTCAGAACCTTACATTCCAATAAAATATCACTTTTCAGTGATAAGATAATTGAATGTTATCTGATGAGAAAGGGGCACTTTGGTGCCCTTTTCTTTTGCCTATTTATTTGCGAAATGCAGCAGATTATGATAAATATATCATATGAAGCACTTTATCTATAAAACTACCCATAAGAATGGCAAATATTACATCGGGCGTCATAGTACCAAAGACGTTGATGATGGGTATATGGGTTCGGGGAAATGGCCTTTGTCTATCAAAGACAAGTCAACTCTTACTAGAGAAATACTTGAATTTGTCGATGACTTTGAGACATTGAAAGTTCGTGAAGGGGAGTATTTAAAAGAACATTACGGTAAACCTTTATGTATGAATCAGAATCCTGATCCAGTTGGTTTTGGTCAGGGAGAACACAATCCTATGTCTAACCCTGAAATAGCAGAAAAAATATCAGGTGACAATCATTATATGAGAAAGGATGAAACTGCTAGACTCAATGTCAAGCATAGACAGAAAAGGGCAGTAATACAAGGAACACATAATCTATTGGGCGATAAGAATCCAAATAAAGATGGCAGGAACGCCAAGCTAGCATATGAACGTGGTAACCATAATAGCATCACTGATAACCCATCAACTAAG